CTGGCATTGTAGTTGCTGGTGTTAATGGTTTTGTTAAATATTGTTTTTGCTCTTCAGTAAGCCCCATGCCCTCTGGTCGACCCTGTAGTTCAGGTTGGTCAAAAGCTCCCATTTTACCTGCAGCCAAACCACCGATACCCATAAGCCCAGCTTTTCCCAACATACCTAAACTTCCATAAGCTTCACCGATTGAAGGGATAGTTGCTGCCACTCCAGAGTATGGACCTGCCATTGCTGTCTCAGCACCTAACGCAGAAGCAGCATTCGCTCCCACATTTTGAAAAAAGCCACCAATACCGCCAGCTGTTGATGGAGTAGCCTGCCACCCCCACATCCCACCTGAACTAGCAGGTGTGAATGCAGCTTTTAATCCACCAATACCTTGTCCAGCACCAGTTCCACCTACCATTCCCATGCCTGTCGCTGCGCTACCTAGAGTGTAACCACCAATCGCATCTGTTACTGCATTTTTTAAATCAAATTTACCTCTGCGATTAGCCCCACCAATAGTGCTTCCTAATGCTGCACCTGCTGGTCCACCGTACACAAAACCTACAACCGTTCCTATTACTTGAGAAACTTTTCTGATTGCTTTCCCTATTTTCTTAAAAACTTTACCTAACCCATATTCGGGGTAATCTGTTAAAGGGTTGATTGAGTTGTTGGCGTGACCTACCGTGTACTGATTAGCATCAAGACCGTGTTCAGCAAAAGATTCATTAATTACTCTTTGAACAGAAGGATCTTGAGCCACGGGGAGTGGTAAAACTTTTTCTCCTGTTGTCAGGTGACCTATCTGGTCGTCACCCCCTCTACCTAAAGAAGCTAAACCTTGTGCGTTCATTTCCATAGTATATACTCCTTTCTTATCTTCAAGCAACTCATTTCGTTAATCCTTATCTGGTTTATGTGAAGCCCCAAAATAAAAACTAACTATGGCAGAGGCTAACCCACCGAGATAACCCAACACTAAGTTAATCAAAGCTTCGCTATTTTGCTCAGGAGGCTGCAAAGTTACCAAAAAGATGTAACCCATAAAACCACCTACAACAAGAATACCCATTATTCTTGCTGTCCAATCTTTACCAAATTTTCCTCTAGCGTCTTGAATGTCTGCTGTTTCAAGTTTAAATACGTCTACTTCAAGTTCTTTCATTTGTAACTCAAACGCCTGTTCTGCTTTTTTAAGATCAAGCATCTGTTCAGGTGTTGCGTTCTGTACAGCTTTTTCTATAGCTTTAGGGGTGTTGGGAACTCCTAGTACATCTGCTATCATGCTGGCAGCCATGCCTCCCATTGGACCACCTAACGCAGTACCGAGTGTAGGAGCTACAGCACCTACAACATTTTTTAATAATCCACCTAGTTTCATGTTATTTCTCCACAGGAACAAACAGCCCCTTTTCTATTAATACTGCTCTATTGGCCAAATGAGCTTCCTCAACTAACGCTTTATTTTCTGCGTTATATTTGACTGCGTAGCATTCTTTTATCATCAATTCATTGACGTTACGCATTGAACCTTCCTCAAACTCTGCCCAAACTTCAGCAATAACCCTGCCAAATTTACCTCTTGAGTCTTTTAGTTTGGTTCTTAATACAATCTTTTTCCCTTTAATACTCTCTTTAAGGTAAGCCTTACTGAGCTTTCCTCGTGCTTTTTCATCCAAGTCACGAGTCCTCGACTCGGGCGTATCAATGCCAGCCAGACGAACCCGACAAGCATGAAGGACATCGAACCCAAGATCAAGAATAACATCCATAGTGTCACCGTCGACCACTCTTTTAACTTTACATTTATATTCATACATTTTAACAATTCCAATCCCTGCGTGCCCAATAATTAGCACTACATCTATCACTTTTTATACCACCACTCCGAGCACAATAACTCTTTTTTCTGCTTTTGTCCCCAGGATGTTTACCCATTTTCTTATCACCAAAAGTTATACGTTTAACTCGACCACCATCACTACTACAACCCTTAACAAAAACTTCTTTACGTTTTTTACCATACCCACCAGACCCTTTAGGTATGGCTCTTGGTCGGTTAAGTGTAACTGTTTTACCTTGCCACTCAGCCATTATTAACCTCCTTTCTCCATTCTTTTAGCTAGGCGTTTAGCCCTATCCCCTACTTGAATCGCCCATTTGCTGTCAAGCATCTCTTCAGAAGCCTCTTCCCAGTTTCCTGTTTGTATCGCAGCAAGAAACTTTTTAAAATTACTTAGTCTAGGATAACCTAGATTAAAACACATATTCGCTAAGACACGTTGCCTATTATCGTCTAGATTTTTCCACCACGGCATGTTTCTATCTAACTCGTCACAGACATTATCTATGTCGTCATTTAGACATTCTTTAATACGTTCTTCTGATACAGGAGTTCCTACAGGTTTGTCTATTTCTGAATCCGTGTCTAAAACTAAATGACCAACACCTAGTGTAAGGAACCCAAGATGGTCTTCATAAGTTTCTGTCTTATACCCTTCATCCATAATAAGTTCTTTAATGAGTTTATCTCTATCCATCATTTGTGTGCTCATATTGATATAGCCATGTTTCCATTGGTGGAGACACTTAGACTCCCTAAACCACTGACGCCTTCTACTCCAGGATGATCGCCCTTGTAGATATTTACCCATTCTGTTCCTGTCCATAACTGTAATTGACTTGTTGTTAAATTCCAAAGAATAAACCCTGCCCCGAATTTATTCACATCACGTTGCGTTTGGTTAGCAGAAACCGTCGCATCTATGTCTACTCTGTTTAAACTTAACTCCAGTATCCTAGTCATTCTATTGAATGTGTCTGGTGGTATATAATCACCTGTAGCGATTGGTAGTTTTGTTTCTAATAATTTAGCCATTATCTCCTGCCACTCGGTTGTAAATCCATACGGGTTGCACCAACTCTAAAACCCACACCTGTTCTATTTTCTGTGCTTGCATCATCATCAGATTCTATCCTTAATGCTGCTTGTCTTGCTCTTACTCTAATATCTATTTTATTAGTGCTAGAAGTACAGCTACTTGTTGCTGCTGTTGTTAGACTTTCTGCTGGATAGTTCCTAGTTTTTAAAACAAAATTAATAACTTGATCAGATCCACCGTTACCTGTAAATTTAACATCGGGGATAATTCTCCGTATCATTTGAAAAAGTGTTCCTTCACCTAAATCAAAATCACTAGATTCTATGTAGACATTGTCCATAGGGGAACCGTCTGCGTCGTTACCTGATTCATGGTTGTATAAATACCCTACATCAGATGTTGTATAAGTAGCCATAGGACTATTGAAAACACCTTCGTCTAGCCAAGCTGTTCTATTTAACTGTCCGATACTCCAAACATTTTCTACATAATTATAAGTAACGTATCTATCGATTGTCGTTGAACTGGCTGAGGGGTAAAACCACCCCACCTCATCAAATTCTTTATTTAAAGTAGCAAAAATTTGGTACGCTTGCCCTATGTTTATATCACTTAATACATAATTTTGAACACTACATGGGAGTTCTTTTACCTGCCCCGTGTAAGTATAGAACCCTGTTTTGTCCATCCAAAAAACACCAGCAGGTGCGTTTACACATGCGTTAGGAGAAACTAACCCTACTCCTTCGTTTACTAAGTTAACACCAAATGTAAACGGTTGCCCTATAAAACTCATAGAGTAAAGTGAAGTATCTGTCCAAACCAGTGTTTCTTGTCGTGCTCTCATCGCACCTATGATTTGTGAACCAGCTGATAAACGGAAAGAACCTGCAGAGTTTTGTGCTAATGGTTCCCATTGCGTTGCGTTTTCTTGATCACTCCAGCAAATAAACAACGGGTCTGCTGCACTTGTTCGGTCACCACTATCATTGATCGGGTCAGCCCCAAAACAAATAATGTGTCTGTCTATGTCACTAACCATGATTTGAAGTGCTATCGTTGGGGGTAAATTAGCCCCTGCTAAATCTTCAAAAGCTTTAGCCCTAACCGTTGCTCCACTGCTTTCGTCCCAATAGTATATCCCACCACCACGAACATTCATAACTAAATCTTCACCAAAATTATCGTGAGACCAGTTCCGTAATTGACTAGAAGATGATATTGCACTAACTGAGCCAAAAGTGCCAGCACCCCAAGTTCCTGCACCCCAACCAGAACCTTCCACAAATACATCAAGACCCACATTAATTTGATACGCTCCTACTACAGAACTACCACCGTTTCCACTATCACTACTATTAGCAGTTACCGTGTCTCCGTCTGTATCTTTTGCTTCTATTGTGTAAACATTAACGCTTGTTACGGTAGCGATTTGGTATTCTTGGTTAAGGACTGCTGCAGTAATTAATCCGCCTAAAGTAGCAGCACCACTAAAAGTTACAAAATCATTAACTGTTGCCCCGTGGTTTGCATCAGTAACAGTTATTGTAGCGTCACCATCACTTGCTGAAAAAGTAACATCCCCAGCCGAAGTAGTAAGTCGTATGGGTGTTATATCGTTATAATTATCGCCCTGTTTAACGTAATATTTCCATGTAGTACCTAACCCGAGGTAAGACGTTAATTGTAAGTCTACCCAAGCATGCAGAGCTCTACAGGTGGATAAAAAAGTATTTGTAGTGGATTTAGTCCAACCCCCTATCTTTTCAGGGAAATTTTTCCTAAAACGAACTAAATTTGCGTCGAACCAACCACCCTCGTTAGAGTAATCTGTCCCTTCCTTATCGATCCCAGGACGAAGAGTGAATTTTTCTAGAGGCATTTAGTCTCCTAAAATAATTGTTCAGTTAAAACAGCTCCAGTACCTAAAAGTAATGTGACTAAAGTGGCGATAACAAACAGTTCAAGACGTTTAATACGGTGAATAGTTTCTAACCAACGCTCAGTACAAACAGCTTCATGACGGTCTATGTGTGCTGCAACTTCCATTACTGTTTTCTTAGCCATCTATTTATCTTTAGCTTTGCCTATGTTTAAAGCTAAAAAATCAATCCCTTTATAAAGTTTTGCTAAAAACTTGTCTCCTTTAGGAGTAGGGGTTACGGCAGCTACAAGCGAAGCTATCGCAATAACAGCGCAGATCCACATAA